ATCATCTGTGTTATTGAGGGTCAATTCAGCCATCGAAAGCACTGCCCCGCCAAGTAGAGGGTCTTGTTCTCTGGTTACTTCGAAGCCCATCACTCGAGCAGTATAATCAAGGAAGTCGTACTTGTCCCATTCCTGAACAGCCGCGCCATCGCCTTTTATAATGTCCGGCCCACCAATTAGCGAGGTCCCGATTGTAAAAAAGTCTGTGGCCCCAGTGTAGGTCTTCAAAAAGCTCATCAGGCAACGGAAATACAACTGACGAATGTTAGCGCTCGTTATCGCTGTAAATTGAGAGCTGACTGTCTGCATACTAAACCCCCGCTTGTTCTAATAATTCGAGTTCGAACCCCTCAACACTGCTTGCATTGTATTTGATACTTTTCTCATTAATCTTCATATAGACTGGAAGTGCTGAAATGCCAAGGTCCGCGATTGTAAGGTTGTTGAAAGCGCCGGATGAGAATTGCAAATCATAGAGCGCCTTGATTTCGTCATAGCGAGCCATATCCATCAGATTCCACTTGATTTTCCATCCTCTTCGGCGATTCACAAAGTCCACAAAAAGCGAAGCATCCAAAGTGATGTTCTCACTCGCATTCGGCGTCTCGATGTTTGTTAGGTCGGTGTAATTTGGGAGCGTGAGCGTCCCGATAATTATATTCATATTGCCATCTCCGCTTTACCCTTAGCTCTTAATTCTTCGTTGATTGCGCCTATCATATCCTTGGCCACCGCTCTAAGGTCGGCGCGGGAACTTGCCATTACGCCCTCCATATGGAGATTGATAACAGTTCCACCAAGCTTGCTGTTTGGCGTTACGCTTGCCCCGGTTGGAAGGTTGACGAGTTCCGGTCCTTGTTCCCCAACGATGGCCGGGCCACCCTTGAAGTAGTCAGTACCCTCGGCCAAATATGGGATGTTCGGAACTGACCAGTTTTTACCGCCCATTGCCGGGACCCAGTTTGGAACCGTAAATGCTATCTTGCCGATTGTGTTATTCCAGAACCTTGCGATTGCATTAAAAGCGCCCTTGAATGATTCCTTCATTCCTTCTGTGTTACCAGTTACTAATGCGCCGAAAAACTTAAATCCGTTCTTTAGGACATCCCAAAACATTCTGAAATATTCGAGTACAGCGTTAAACACAAATACAATCGCTTTTATCGCGGCTATAAATATGAATACCCCTGCAACAGCCGCCGCAATGGAGGCAACAATTACGACTCCAAGAATGACGCCAAGCACTTTAAGGGTCGGGATAAGCCAGTCTTTATTCGCATTCCATAAGTCAACAAGCTGTTGCCATAAACTTTTTAGCATACTACCGAATGCTTGCAAAATCGGCATAACTACCGGCCCGACAACATTCCAAAGGTCAGTTAATGTTTTTGTAACAATCTTTAGCATTTCGTCCCATCCACCAACTCGCTTTGCGACCTCGTTCAAAACGTACCCTATCGCGGCTCCTGCGGCAATAAATGGCAATAGTGGGGCCAGTGTAGCCCAGATGCCCGCCGCAAGCCCCCAGAAGGCCGGTATGAGCGCAAACGTGATAATCCCGGCTATGATAGGGAAGTTGTCCTTCATCCACCCGAAAATATCATTAATCCAACTAAGGATTTTATCTTGGTTGTTGTTCAGGAAGGTAATCAGGCCATTAATAGCGTTCTTTACTTTATCAAAAAGACCATTTTTTATAATGTCCCCGGTTTCGGAGAGTCCGACCAGTTTCCTTATTGTCATTCCGGCGGTGTCCATAAGAGTTGACCAGACGCCATTGAGAGTATTCGCGCCTTTGTCCATACCTTGGAAGAATAGGCCACCTTTAGAGGTTGCTGTTACCATCGCATCCCGGACCATATCAGCGCTGATTGCGCCCTTTTCCATTTCGGCCTTCAACTGTGTCATTGATTTGCCGGTTTTCTGCGAGATTATGGTAAGCGGATTGAATCCAGAGTTAATCATCTGGAGTAAGTCTTGACCCATCAAGCGCCCTGTTGAAGACACTTGCGAGAAGGCAAGAGTTAGTCCCGAAAGTTTATCTTTGTTACCCATCGAAATATCGCCAAGCATTTTAAGGTTTGGGATGACTTTTTCGTTTGCTACGCCGAACGAAAGCATTGTTTGAGCGCCTTTTGCAAGGTCTTGAGTCTCAAACGGTGTTTTAGCCGCGAAATCGTAAAGGTCTTTGAACATCTTGGAACCGTTAGCAGTGGAGCCAGTAAGCACGTCCATCGATGTCCGGAGCATTTCCATATCGCCGGCTGATTTGATAGCAAAAAGACCGGCCGCGCCGACTGCCGCTCCTGCAATAGCAAGACCCCCCATTAATCGGCCAGAGGCCCCGGTCGCACTATCCATATAACCTGAAAGCTTAGAAGTTCCGGATTTCGCTTGGTCGATTCCCTTTTGAAACCCCGAAACGTCCGCTTTAATATATGCTGTGATGTCGCCTACGTTTAGCATTAGTTTCTCCTGTTCGCTTCCATTTCCTGTTTTAACCTATGCAGACCTTCTCTATCCAGTTGCTCCTCTTCCCAGTAAGGTTTATCTTCGTTTACAGTTGAGACAAACTTGCGTTCAAGGAATCCGATAGCCTCGCCTGATTTCTCGGGGTCTATCTGGTAAGTCGGTTTGGGGTCATTAGCAATATGGAGCAAAAACAATCCTTCTTCTGCTCTTAGGTTATCAATGTTCATCAGATAAGCCACGAGTAGAGGGTAGGGCATACCCTCTAACTCTTTGTGAGAGAAGCCATAGAATCTGGCAAGTCTCGCGAATGGCTCAATTATTTTTTTTTTGCTAAATCGGATTCTCCGATTATGTATTTGACGAATGCCTTGATTTGTTCCGGGGTCCAGTCTGCATAAATTTCTTTAGGCAATTCCGGAATAACCTTAGCCACTTCTTCGCCAAATATTTCTATAACTTTTTCTGCGTCTTGTTCGGTCCCGACCATCTCGTTTATCTTGTTAAAGACACCCAATTTGGAAGCGGCCGGAGCTTGGAAGGTATAGACTTGGCCCTTGTAAGTGATATTCTTTTCTGTTAATTCGTCAAGGTTTAACATATCGCTCATAACATTCTCCTGTTCAATTACTCAACTCCGAAAAGAGTCCGAAGGCTCTTAAACGGTTGTGTCTCCGATGGTAGCAAGATAGTTACCGTCAGCATTGGTCTCATTGACCAAAGACATAAACTCAACTGCAATGACGGTCTGCTCGTCCTTCTTGTAAGGTAGAGTAACTTCGCCGATTGATACAGCGCTCCAGATTACAACGTCGTCCTGCGTATTACCGGCCGCGTTAGCGGTAGGATGCAGTACAAGTCTCTTAGCGACGCTTGAAAGTCTGAACCCGGACTTTTTGCCGATGGTCAGCTTGTTTCTTCCGCCAGCAGTCGAAAGCGTGCCAGTCGGAATAGCGTTTTTAAGGTTGGCCGCTGTGGTCTCTGCCAAAGGAACTTTAGCCGAGAATGCTTCTGCAACGAGAACTTTGTCAGGCGCGCCAGTGTACATATCGACTTCGATGTCTTTATATTCCGGCTTATAGATTACTTCAACCCCGCCTTTAGTATGGCCCAAATCTGTGCCATCAAGAACTACGCTACAAACACCCATTTTTACTTTTGTTGAATCAGCCATTTTGCTTTCCTTCCTGCGCTTCTCTTTATGTTATTATTTTCGCACTTTTAATCTATAATTGCAAGAAACTTCAAAGTTATCTGCGGGGTCTCGACCAATACTCCCCGGGTCTTGCATCGCTTCAATCAAATAGATGTATGAAGTGGTCAAAGTTACATTCGCTAATTGATGAAGCTCATTATAAACAGCGTATGCCCGGGCCTCTGCGGTTTCATAGTCTTCGGCCCGTGAAATAACTTGGATTGTCGGCGTTGACATCGGAAGTTCGTTATCAGGCGCAAATCCACCAGTCGCATAAATTGTATCGCATTCTATCGGGCTTTCAGGCTGAACCATAAGAAAAATATCAGTTCCTTTGGTCCCGATGCCCTGTGTTACTAAATAATCAGCAATTTCTTCAATAAGTGTCATAATGCCCCCTCAAGAGATGACTTAACCTGTGAAACAATGCCATTCTTATATTTATTGACGTTTTCTTTTAGCGGAGTCTCAAGATACTTTCCTCTTCGGCCCTTCTGAAACTTGTATTCAGGATGTTCGTGCATTCTGGCCGCGTAAGGCGTATTGAAGCCCACTGATACGCTCATCTGGTCGCTACTTATCTTCTCAACCGGGGAAACTTTCCCGGAGTTCTCAAGAGTCCCGATGTCGTGAGGCACAATCTTGACTGACTCTTTGAGTAAATCCCCTCCGGCTTCTTCAAGCGCAAACTTAACCGCGCCCCTGACCCTACCGGCCGAAAGCGTGAGATTTGCGACTACCTTGTCGATGCCCTTAAATGAGATTGATGATTCTGCCATTATACCGCCTTTAGTAACAGTTCTTTATGCGAATCGTTATTAATGAAACTCTTTAATGATGTTTGGTAAATCTTATATTCTCTTCCTGAATATGTAATCTTGTCATCATTCGAAGCGCTGAAATCGGACTGGACAAACATTGTGGCGTCAATCTGAACGGAATCGCCCACTGCGTTTTTGATAAGCTTTATCTTCTCATCAACCCGGCAATTAAAAGACTCGGCGGCCGCATAGGTTGGCTTTGAGTAAGCGTCTTGCCCGGTCTTCCTTGTAATCT